TTACTTACCCTTCTTAGCTGGTAGGACTTTCTTCAAATTTGGATTTGCCTTCTTTGCCGCTGGGCTAGCCTTGCGGGTAGATGAGGCGAGGATTGCTCCGGCTGACTTCATAGAAACGCCAGACTTCTTGGCGATAGACTTTTGCGCTGCGGCAAAGCCCATACCCTTTTTTGCTGCTGCCATTAGATTGCTCCTGTTTCTTTCATTACGTTAGCCGTCTGCTTCGTAATCTTTGTAGCCGCTGGCATAGACTCAGCGTTGTATGCAACGCCTAGCTTGTCGCTAGCAGCTCGTGCTTCTTGCACAGCTCTCATGGTTGTACCTGCGGGTTGAATGCCTTCAGACCTAGCTGCGGCATAGGCGTTAAGTTCGCCATCCCATCTCTTAGCCGACATATTCTCGGCTCGTCCTGCGTCTCCGGTATTTACTTGGAGGGTAAGGAGCTTACAAGCAAAGCAGCCATCGACATAACCAGTATGGTTAAAATGATCCGATTCTTCAACGTCGGACGGGAAAGGTTCAGTATCTGTGTAGCCACAGACCGTGCAAGTGTAAATAGGAATCCAGTCATGCTTGTCATTGAATCCAAAGCTAATTGGTCCTTGCTCGTGCTGATGCTCGCTCATGTAATAGTTTCTCCATAAAGTCTATATTCCGTTGAATACGGTCTTGTTCAGGCCCGTTTGCTTTAGCCGCTTCTTTGGCAAAAACTAAGGCTTCTTCAACATGTCCGAGGTTGTATGCGCTAACGCCTGCAAGGTCGTAGGCTTTCCAATCCCAGATGGCAGATTCGTAGCAGTAATGGACGGAGCGAGGAAGGTCCAAAACACTAAGAGAGGCATCTAAACACCTTTGCCATTGTTGTCTACGATAAGCGTCTATGGCTATGCCATAATGCGGTTCGCCCTCATGGGGCAGAATCTCTACGCCTTTATCGTAATATTCAGTTGCTTCGTCAGCTTTGCCAAGCTGGTGTAGTGATTCACCTACCCACCGGCATACTGCTGCATGTTCGACATCCCAGCCTTGAAGCTCAAGCTGGCGCTTACCTGCGGTAACGACATCTGCCCAACGCCCATGGAAATAATACTCACGGGTCATATATGTCCACATTCGTGGATCATCGGGATACTCTCTGACGCACAGCTCTAACAAAGTAAGATACTGTGAGCGAGACTTTGAATCATCTGGCTGATGCTTGATAACTGCATCTAAGATACTAACGGACTTGGCTTCGCCATCTCCGTACCAAAGCTGTACTTCGTGGCATGGATACTTCCAATGCCATCCATGACGAGAATGTAATCTATCCCTGTGCCATGTGGAGCCAGTATCCATTGTTATCCAACCGACATTGGCATTCTTCTTCCAGCCCTTGCGTACTTTATCAAAGAAGTTGGGCTGAGGTACTTCGTCTAAATCTAGGATTACGCAGACATCTGCGTCTTTTGGTACGAGCGATAGCGCCGCATTACGAGCATCATCAAAGCGCCAAGGGCTAACAGTAATATCATAAACCGTAACGCCGAGATTCCGTAACGCTTCCGCTGTTCCATCTGTTGATCCTGTATCTGCTACTATGATGTAATCTGCATCTTTGCAAGCAGCGGCATATCGCTCAACGTGTTTAATCTCGTTGAGAGCGATAGAGTAAACCGCTATCTTTGTCATGCCGCTATTCTATCACATACCGCCAAATACTAGGATGTCCCAGTAGTTCGCTGCTCCCGTGCTTCCCGTAGAACCTGTCGCGCCTGTCTGTCCAGTAGCCCCTGTATTTCCAGTCGAGCCAGTGCTGCCAGTATTACCTGTCGCCCCTGTTGGTCCTGCGACGCCAGTCGCTCCCGTAGCCCCTGTTGAACCGGTGTTTCCTGTCGCGCCTGCCGCACCCGTTGATCCAGTTTGACCTGTTGCGCCAGTTGCTCCAGTAACGCTTGCTCCTGTGGCTCCAGTATTTCCTGCGGCTCCTGTGGCACCCGTTGCTCCTGTCGGTCCTAGTATGGTGTACATAATCTGTTCGACGTGAACATTGACGCTTGGAGAAGCGGGACGGGTTGGAGATGTGCCAGACGATGCGGCAAGCAACTCCATGTAGGTATTTTGTGAAGACCAGTAGAATTGAAGGTAATCACCGGCGTTGACGGTAACCAAGTCTTCGATGTTGGCAAGCACTTGGTTGTTGACGCCAGAGGTGGTAAAGATTGCGGTTGATTCAGTTACCGCTGTGCCATTGAGGGCATACCAAACGTTGACTTGATAGTTGCTACCGCCGCCTGTGGTAATGAATTGACCAAGCAGATTGACGGAATATGTACCAGCATAGGCAAAGGTAATCTGGCTGCCAGATGCAATGCTTACTCCGCTAGAGCCAGCATTAGTGTTAATGGTAATAAGGTTGGCGCTTGTAGCGCCAGCGTTGGTCTGAGTGGTGGTATCGTAGAAGTTACCGTAATGGCCTAGAGAGCCACCTGCACCAGTCGGACCAGTTACTCCGGTGCTGCCTGTGGATCCAGTAGGCCCTGTGACGCCAACACTACCTGTAGGTCCAGTAGAACCTGTGGATCCACTTGAGCCTGTAGAGCCTGTGCTGCCAGTGTTTCCGACTGAGCCAGTCGGGCCAGTCTGGCCTTGGCTGCCTGTATTTCCTGTTGCACCCGTTTGTCCTGCTCCGGTTGCTCCTGTTGTTCCTGTAGCACCCGTAGCTCCCACGCTACCAGTAGGCCCGACAATGCCAGTGGCACCAGTATTGCCAGTAGGCCCAGTGTTACCGTTAGCACCTGTTGCTCCTTGAATGCCTTGTGGGCCAACAGGCCCAAGTTCAATAATTTGAGGTTGGTTAGAACCGACGTTAAAGACGTTAGTTGCAACCGGAATGACGACAGTTGAGATTGAGTTGACGGTTACTGACATTACTGTACCACGCTTGCGCTAACAGCAAATGAACCTTGGAGAATCTGATAAACATTGTTTGCTGAATCGGTAAGATTCAGGGCGTAGGTGTAGTTGCCTGCTGGCAAGTTTCCTGCGCTGGTCTGGGTAGGGGTAAGGTTGAGATTAACCTGACCCAAAGCTGCGTTAATTGTAATGTTGCCATTGGCGGTTGATAGCTCAACAACAAGGTTGTTGCTGATATCGCGTACCTGCATGTCTGCGCTGTAACCTGTGAGGTTGACAGGAAGGTTGTCAATAAGCCATTGGGGCGATAATGCGAAGGTAGTACCATTGACTACCGTAATGTTATATCTGCCTGGATTCACAGTGGCTCCTTATGCTACATAGGTTATGTTGGCGCCATAACCAGCGTTAGTAAGAATGTCTTTTTCTGCCTGCGTGATGATGTAAACGCCACCACCGAGATAGCAATAATCCGCTTCTTGTGTATCTTGTACAGCGGGTGTACGAGTGCGTACTACGGCTGTGCCGTATACCAAAAGGCTATCACCTCTGGCAATGCGATAGCGCCAGAACAAGCGGGTAAAGCCCGCTGGACCTTCTTCAACCGATGGTGGTGTGAATTGGTATGGCACTATGATCCTTTCGATTGGTGTAGAAAGCCCCACCCTTTATATGATGGGGCTAACTACTAACTGCCTAAATTAGGAGTTGTGGATTGAAGATGTTGACTCAATACGCACGAGAGAGGCGTCACGGTAGCGCGCCCATCCAAGTACGCCGTACCATCCGATTGGACGGAAACGCATCAACTTATCAACAACTGGTCCGAAGATAACGTGTGGTTCTTCGGCAACAGCCTCAGCAAGAGCCTGCTTACCAGCAACGAGAGTACGGAAGACGCGGACGCCGCCAGTACCGTAGGTGTAGGAAGAACCACCGAAGGTTCCTGTGTTACCGGTTGCGCCGGTACCATCTGCTGCGTTGAACAAACGTGGTGACTCAACGAACATTGCACCTTCATAAGTTCCGATGGTGCCTGGCCAGAATTCGGCAGCGCCTGTCTCGGAGTACTTATGGTCGTCACGCCAGCCGCCTGCGCCAGTTTCTGCGCGAAGGTCGAATGAAACTTCTGGGTGGATACCACACCAGTAGTACTCGCCTTGGCGAGGAACAGCCTTGTTAGCGCGCAACTTAGCAACAGCGGTACGAATATCGCGTGACTTGATGACGTCGGTTCCAAGGATTGAAGCCTGGGTTGTGCCGTTGGTGTAGGTACCAGCGTAGGTTGAAACGAGCGAGCCGTTTACTTCTGCGATAGCGTTTGGTCCACCAACGAGGGTGTTAAGAGCAACAGTGTCGAGCGAGTCGGCCATGTTGAAGGCGATGATGTCAGCAATTGCTGGGTCAACATCTGAGAGTGAGAACAACTCCAACTTGCGGGTAGCAAGTGAAGCGTTACCGTATTCATTCAGAGTAACGGTGATAGGAGTGGTGTTACCAAGGGCAACAGCATCTGGATCAACGTCTTCTGAAAGTGGTGAAGTCTTCTGTGACAAATCTGTGTAGATCTGGAAGACTACTGAAGAACCAGGCATAGCCTGTTGTACTGGCTTCTTGTCTGCGACATCGCGGATAAGAGGAACAGCACGGAGAGCAAACTCAACATAACGGTCATAGGCTGTCTGTACGAGTGAGGTACCGAGCGAGCCAGACGATGTATCTGTATAAGCGTTTGCCATGTTGTCACCTTCTTTCTATAAGGTTAGTGCGATTGGTTGGGTTGTGGGCTACCGGCGACGTTGAATCGATTGACCCATTAGCGCATTTAGCTCATCAATGTTTTTAGCACCTGCGATTTTGCCCATAAGATCAGCATCACGGGTGGGTGTAGCAACGTTCTGCGTTGCTGCATTGATTCGGTCATACGAACGGATATTCTCTTGTTCTTCTTCGCTGGCAGGAGCATCTGCTGGCTTTGCAAATCCGAATACATCAGCATTCTCATTAAGCCAAGCATCTACTTGCTCTGGTGTGGAGACATCGGCAGGAATAAACTTCGCCACCTTGTCAGGTACACCTTTTGTTGCCAACACTTCTTTGACGGAACGATTCCGAAGGTCTGACTGAATTTGTGCTAGCTGTTCAGCAAGTTCCTTCTTCTCACGCTCAGCTTTTTTCAAAGCCTTGCGGAGATTGGCTGGTGCATCCTGTTGGACTTCTTCACCAGTGAAGTCGTCTTCGTCATCTTCGTATTGGTTTGCCATATCGGCACTCCCTTTCTTGTTGATTGAGACGCAGGCCGCAAGTTACACAGGGGAATGTATCTTGGCTCCTACTACCAGTCTTAATACGCGTCATCCATGCTGGTCAGTGGTGACGGATTCTATTTAGAGCTGTCCGCTTGTATCCCTCATGCCGAGGCTTCCGGTGGAAGCACCAGCAGATCCGCTAAAGGCGGAGACTTCTTGGGTCTTGATACGCTCAAGCTCTTGTTGAGCCTGTGCTGCACCTTGAGTACCAAAGGTTGCAGCTCCTAGAGCTGCTCCCACTGTCTCAGGTGAGGTATAGCCCGCATAACGCCCAGCAAGTGATTGCAATGGGTTAATCTGCGTAGCTATATTCTGGAAGCCTTGAGCTGCTTGTGATTGGGTAATACCCTGTGCAGCAAGTGACATGGCACTCATTGGGCCAGTGCCACCATAGGCAATATTAACATTTTGACGAGCCGCTTCAGCTCCGATTTGAGCTGCGGTAACTTCCTGCTGGATAACATTGGAAGCAAGGCTTGGGTCAAGCAAGTGCATTGCAATGGTTCCAGTGGATAGACCGTACTGGCTTTGCAACTGAGCAATAACCTGTGGGTCTTCTGACTGCAACGCTGTCATGGCTGCACTAACACGTTGCTGTGTCTCAGCGGGAGAAACGTCACGACCAATAAGCTGACCAAGGTATGCAGGATCCATGGATGCTGCTGGCAAGCCAGCTTGTTGCATAACTGCTTTGTAAGAATTTTCTGTGTTGATATAATCCGCTGGGCTAAGTGGTGTAAGACCAGCCTTAATACGAGCAGCATTTCCAGAGAAACGTGCCTGCCATGAGCTAACCAAGTTGCCTGCTGCTGATTGCTGAGCAGGGGTAAGGTTCATGCCAGAAAGCGCCTGTGAAGGATTTGGGCTTTCAAGAATTGCTTGAATAGTATCTGAGGTTAAGCCACCTTGAAGCAAGCCTGTAATTCCGCCAGCAATGTCACCGGTCAATCCGTAGCCTTGAAAAAGGCTTGACAGCATTTGCAATGCGTTTTGGTCGGTGCCTTGAGGAATGGTTACATTTGCCACAGGTGCAACCGGTGCAGCGACAGGAGCAGCGGGAACCGCTACTGGCTGGCTAACAACTGGAGCTGCTGCAACTGTTGGTGCAGTTGTAGCGCCAGCAGGAGCCGCTGCAATCTGAGCAGATGTTAAAGGAGCTGCGCCACCTTCGACATAACCAGTGTTAGGATTTTGAGCGTATACCGCTGTATCTACCGCTGGTGCTGTAGGTGTTGTATCTTCAATTGCCGCGTCGCCGCCAAATTCAGAATCTCTAGCCATCAGCCAGTCACCAATCCAAAGTTACGAAGTAATTGTACGCCTGAATTCATAATGCTGTCCTTGGCATTTTGAGTATTAAGCCAGCGTGGGTCTTGACGAACTTGATTTGAAAAGTCGCTGACAGTCATAGGCATTGGGTTATTTGGGTCGCCGTTGCCCTGCAAAGCCTTGGTAATCATTGAGCCATAGCCATTAGGGGCAGATAGGTCGATAGTTGTAGGATCAACTTCAAGCAAGTTGGAAAGCGTGTTGATGTAAGGAGCCGCAAGCGCCTTGACCGTAATGCCAGAATCAAGCTGCTTGGCATAAGCAGGAAACATAGTCTTGGCTTGGTTAATCAAGTA